CACGCCGACCAGTCAACCCCAGCGGCGGGGCTCTAAAGCTCGATACCGGCTGACCAGCCGTCGCACCAATGGGCTCGCCCTCGGACAGAACCGCTGTCTCATTAGCCTCGGCAACCTCTTCCACGGCATCCTCGCCGTCATCCCCGAATGTTTTAAACGGCGCGCTCATCGCACTACCAGCCCCGGAACGAGGGACTGTCGAGCGCGCGCCAGTCGTCATTGTAGAGGCTCGAGGCGTGGCGCCCCACGTCGGCGCCTTAACACCAACCTCGATGACGTTCTTCTGGTCAGTCAACTTGTCAAATGCATAACCAGCGGCCTTCGCGATCCCCTTGACGGCGAGCCCAACCCCAGGCACCAAACCGAGAATCGTCGAGGCAATCCCCCCCGGCCCGACGCCGAAAGTGTAATCTGACCCGGGAACATCCTCAGGCCGGTCAAAGCCGCCGGCCCCCTTGCCGCGATGATAGCCACCAGGACGGCCCATAGGCGTCGAGGGATTGTCGGGTTCTGCCGGGGTAGACGAAATGCACATTAACTAGCCCCCCAGCACCGACTTACCAACATTCGCCTCGCTCAGGTCGCCAGAGCCGCCTGTCAAGATCGTCGATGCCCGTCCCTTCGCCATTAACCTTCGCCGCCTGACAGCCGTCGCTTCCTTGCTGACCTCAGGGTCATCCCGCATGGGTGGAGCCGGCGGGGGAGGGGGAGGGGGCGGGGGAGACGGGATACTTGGAGCGGAAAAGAAACACATGCGACTTAGCTCCCGGCGCACTCCATCCTCGAGCGCGTCCATGAATAACAATGATATGTCTTGCGCGCCCGGCCATAATCCTCGACCGTCGCCTCGCGACGAGCGCCCAGCATCTCTAGCCATCGATGAGCAACATCGTGGCCGTCCATCGACCAGCAGTCGGCCCGGGCGGCGCCAACATCCTCGAATACTGCCGGCAACATAAAACGAATGTGACGTGTCACCGACAACGCAACTAACGGCCAACGGTCAGTCGCGAACATCCAGACCGACCACAAGGCCGGTAATCTCTCAAACGTCCCCCAGGTCGCCACAGGAGCGCCGTCGCGCAAAGCAACAAACTGTAAACCACCAGACCCCACGATCCCCGCGGCAACATCCTCAGGCCGACCTGTCCAGGTCAGTGGCAATATCTCCTCGGCGTCGAGTTGGCGCATTCGACGAGCGATGAAAACAACATCAGCATACGTCGCGGGGATAACCTCAACAGTCAACCGAACGAATCATCCATTGGCACCATCACCGCGCCACCACCAGGTAAACGCCCCGTCCGAGCCGCCACAGCAAACCTGTCATCATCACCGTCGCGTAAACCAACAGCAAGATAACGAAAAGAATCCACCGCATGACTAGACCAATCGTGATTAGGACGGTTCTTCCAATCCCCGGTTCTGTCGCTGTACTGACGGTGATAATGCCTCAGTGCCTTCAATCCCGCGGAACAACTCACACGGTCAAAATAACAGCGCGGCAACAATCCACGGATCGCCTCTATGCCGTCTTGCACGGATAACTTCGCGACAACCGTCGGCCTGATCCCTAACCCCATCAAGATCTCATACCGACTGGACCCCGAACCTAACTCCCTCACCATAACGTCATGGGGGAAATAATGCTTGCCGTAGGTGTACGGTCGCCCCTGCAACTCCTTGATATAATGATGCAGACCCTCGCCGGAACTCTCATAGAAATCTATAATCCGAACGCCGGGCTCGCCACGCAATTGCTGCCCAAACCAGACCGCCGTCGAATCCGCGATCCCTAAATCCCAACTTGTGAACACCGGCAGATTGGGCTCCCACGGAACCCGGCCGACCTGGTTAGCAGTCTCGATCCTATCCAACGCCGCGGCAAAAAACGAACCCACCAAAGCCGCAGACCAACTTACCTCGAACTCTTGAAGATATTGCGACTCGTCCATCGTCGCGCGAGCCGCGTCCAACTCCTTTTGCTCGAGTACGCCAGTCTCCGACGCCGGGAACCGCATCGCATACCACTCGCCGTCGCCAGCCTCAACTCGAGACACGGCGTGTTCGTAAATCTCCTTGAACTGATTCTCGCCCCGGGGCGTCCCAATCCATAAACACTTGCCAGTCCCAAAGTCCGACAGCGCAGGCCGGATAATCTCAGGGTACAAACGTGCGTTCATGTCCGCGTACTCATCGAGAACCGCGGCGTCTAACCGGAGCCCGCGGAGACTGTCCGGAGCCTCGGCCCCCAGCAACCATATCCGCTTGCCGTCAGGCAAGTCACAACGCAACTCAGCCTCGTTGAACCGAACCCCCGGAATTGTCCCAGCGTAATCACGCAGCATTACCCAAGCAATGCGCTTCGCCGCAGAGTACGTCGGCGCAATATAAGCACCCTGAGCGCGAGGATGCCGGCAACTGAGAATCTCCCGCAATAACCAATTGACAGCCATCACCGTCTTGCCGAATCGACGATGACAAACCGCTACGCTAAATCGCTTGCAAGAATCGTGAAACGATAACTGTAAAGGCCGAGGCCGGTACGGGATCTCAATCCGCGTCAGTTCAACCATCTCGAAATTGCTCGTCGCAGTTAGAGCGTGGACCCATAGAGGATACAGCGGCCGCAAAATTCCGGGGGTACCCCCCCCGAACCACCCCCCGGGCCTTTTTTGACGATGCCGGCGCCGGAATCGAGCCGACCTTGATGAGACCTGGCCTCGGAGCAAGGGGAAGCCTGGGGTTCCAGGCGCCTCGTCACGTTGTCAAACGTTCGTATCAATCGATGACGGTGCTGTCGTGGTGAGGCTGGAAGGCGCAGAAACCCTCGACTTATGCCGATCGGTGCAGTGCCCAGCCAGCCTGGCGCGCGCGAGCCGGACAATTATCCACAACAACACTCAATTAGCGACATCGTGGGGAGTGACGGCATTGAGAAACTCGTCGCTTACCACTCGAGTATCTTCGGCCTTGGGGCTTTCACCTTCCCAACCGAACACCATTGGCCCAACATGAGCCACCTCTTGCTTTTGAATCGGCTGGAAGTCTTTGAGGAGCTTCTCGGCTTCCCATCTTGAATGCGCCAGACACTCCTTGGCTCTCAGGATTTCGTCGCGGCCGACGGCCTTCTCAAGCACCAGCTTGTCGGCCTCGAGGCGTGCCATGATACCATCGAGCCGTGCGCCATGAACGAGAATCCGCAGTTCCTCGTCCTTATTTTTCCACCGTCGCAGTGACCTCGCCTCGAGCCCGAGGCTGTCGCACAATTCATTCTCGTACCGACCGTCCTGAAGACCCTCGACGATCTTCTCGATCAGTTCGACGGTACGCTTCGTCGCTCGCGTCATTGCACCTCACTAGAAAGACCGCGGTGTTCGCCGCGGCCTTAACTTGAACCAGGAAGATCTCAGTTGCGAGAGACAACTAGACCAAGATAGCTGATTCCACTACATCGACATCATCTCGCTGTAAAGGGGAATTTGTATAGAACGCTACATTTTATAATATTTAGCGAGTGCGGTCAGCGCCAACCTTAGTGCGACCATCCCGTCCTGGTGCCGCCGCTTCGACTGTTTGACGCCGTGCCATGACCCGGCCGTCATGCTTTGGCCGGCGACATGTTCGACGATGGACCCGAGCGGCTGGCCGAGGTGTTCGATGGTATTCCTGACCTTCCATTTCAGATCATTGATGCGTTCGAGATATTCCTCGCTCGGCTCACCGCCGACTCTATCGTACCTGGCCTGAGCATAGCGGATTTCCATTTGGGCTTTATGATATTGCTGCGCGAATATCTCGGCTGCGTCGTACTGTTTATTGGTGATAGTTTTGCGTCGCCGGTACGTTTCTATTGGGGTTATGGTGACGTTCCTGATGGCTTTGATGCCGGCCCTCGCTGTTTCGACTGCGACGTAGGCACCGTGCTGTTGGCGCTCGACAGGTCCGTGGTCGGCTTCTGGCGGTCGCTCGCTCTTTCGTTTTTTTGCCATCTAGAACGGGATCTCGTCGTCGAGCTTATTCTGCTCCTTCTGCTCCACCTTCTCGACCGTTGCGCCGGGCATTGCGGCCTTCACCTTATTGACGAAGGTTGAAGCGGCGAGGATTCTTGTCACCTCGTCGATGGAGTAGACCGTGCCGCTGACTGTCTGAGCCACTGCGACGGCGGTTGGCGTGTCGGCGGCGATGATGAACACCTCGTTCGTTTCTGGATGCCGGCAGTGCCA